CGATAGAGATCGGCGGTTACCTCCGCGTTACTCGTTCCGTCGATATTCGAGACGATGAGCAGGTTGACCTTGTAAATTTTGCCAGACGCCGCAGCATTAGTGACGATCGCTGTGGCTGACGTGCCGACCGCTTGAACGGCGGTGTTGCCGTTGATGGTCGCGACATTGACGATGTTTGGGTTAGCCATGTGCTAGCCTCCAAAAACGATCGCGAGGGCGATACTTTTCCCGGCGGAAATGCCGGCGTTGCTGTCTACATATTGTTTTGTCGCGGCCTTTAGGGCCGCGTCAGGATCTCCAGCCAGCACTAGGTCGCCGGTCATCGTGCCGCCCGCCAGGGCGAGGTAGTCAGCCGCCGCAGCCGTCGCCATCGTGCCTAGCCCGAGGTTGGTGCGTGCCGCCGAGGCCGTGGACGCGCCCGTGCCGCCATCAGCTAGCGCGAGATCGGTGATGCCCGAGATCGAGCCGCCCGTGATCGCCACCGAATTAGCCGCCTGCGTCGCCATCGTGCCCAGGCCGAGGTTTGTGCGCGAGGCCGACGCCGAGGAGACATCTGACAGGTTATTCGCCGCCGTCAAAACGCCTGCGGCAGATATATATGCAGCGACCCAGGAGGAGCCGTCATAGACCTTCATCGCGTTCGCGACGGTGTCGAAATAGAGATCCCCCGTGTCCAGGCCGGTGGTCGGAGCGGTCGCTGACGCGCCGTGATACTGGCCCTGGAAAGTCGCCAGATCCGCTGCCGCCGCCGAGGCAGATGCCGCCGAGGCCGTCGCGCTTGTGGCCGAGGCCGTCGCCGAGGTGGCGCTGGCGGTGGCACTTGTCGCGCTATTGGTGGCCGAGGTCGCCGCTGCCGTCGCGCTGTTGGCCGCGTTTGTCGCACTGGTCGCCGCTTGATCAGCCAAGGACTGGCTGATGGCGCTCCCGCCGGAGATGTTTGTCCAGGTCGTCATACGACATTTCCTCCAGGCGTCACGCGCAGGCTACCGCCGGCGTGCGTCGATGACTTGTTCGCGGTGTTGGCCACCCGCACGGCCTCGTCGAACAGGGCCTCGAAACGCTGCAAAGTCTTCGCGTCCATCAAATAGTTCTGCATCTCGACCAGCGAGCCGTAGAGGTAGACGCGCGGGAAGTCTGTCAGCACCGCGTTTTGCGTCTGGCTGTCCGACAAAGCCGGCACCTTCTGGTAGTAGCCGATCTCGACCGTCATCGACCCGCTCGGGGCCGGCATCAGGCGCAGCTGCGAGCCAACGATCGTGAACCCGCTGGGCTGGCCAGCGCCGCCATAAGGGAACTGCTTGTCGAGCGCGATCGGACTGTAATAGTCGAGCACGGTCGTCTTGCTATTGGTCAGCTTGACCTCGCGAGCCTCGATCCAGTCATCAGGCAGATCCAGATACTCGGCGGCGTCCGTTGTGGCGCGCGCGACCATCTGGCGAACACGCAGCTTCGCGTTGATCCGCTCCTCGGCAAGCGCGATAAAGTCGGGGATCTGCGTCGTCAGATCAGTGCGGTTCCCCCACTCCGCGACGGCGGTCTTCAAGTCTGCGTATGTCGAGATGGCCATGTTACGTCACCAATTGCAGCTGCGGCTTGTCAGGCTCGACGGCCTCGTCAGCGGCCAGGGTGTAGGAATGGGGGCCGATATGCTGGACGTGACGGCTCAGATCGGCATCGCAAAAAACCTTGACGCCAGCCGCGCGCAGCTTGCGGCCAAACGTGACATCCTCGCCGTAGCACCGAGCATTCGTCGGCGGGATCGGCTCGAACGCGAAAAACGGCAAGTCGATCGCGTCATAGGCGCTCATCGAGACCAACATTAGGCCAAAGCCCATATGCGCGACCTCGATCAGCCCCGTCGAGCCAGCGCTCAAGGGACGCTCATCAAGCGTCGAAGCGGTCGGGCGAGCCTCGGGCTCCTTGCGGGCATAATTGACCCCCACGACGTGCTTGCCGTGGTTCAGCAGCCTGTTCAGCGCGTCCTTGGGAAAACGCATGTCGCTATCGACCCAGAGCATGTGCGTCGCGCCGTACTCGTAAGCCTCGGCGACCAGCTTGTGCCGGATCTCGGGCAGGATCGAGCCCTGTGCCGCGATCAGCCGCGCCTCTTTGGCGAAGGGCGCGCTGGACGCCTCAAAGTGTTGCAACATCTCGGCGATCGAGACCGCCGTTGCCGTGACCAAGTGGCCGGTGTTCGGGACCGCCACCAGGATCTTGATGCCCTGATCGTTCACAGTTGACCCTCCCAGACGCGGAAGTCGCGATGGTCTGGATCATTAGCCCAGCGCTTCCAGGCGCGCCGGTCGTTGAACCAGCCCTCCTGGTACGATCGTTGCAGCACATCCTCGGGGATGATCGCGGCCAGCCGCATGTCCTTGTGCAACGGCTCGTGATCGTTCAGATCGCGCAGAGCCTTGGCGCTCTCGCGCAACGCGCCGGCATCAACCTCAACGCCGATGTGGAGGTCGTCGCCATCCACGATCGTGACATTGCGGGCCGTTGGCGAGAAAGCCTCGCGAAACGTCTGCTTGTGGGACATCGAAGCTCCAAAAGAAACGGGGGCGGCAATGGCAAGCCGCCCCCGCGGGGTCGGCGGGCTGGGAGAACCCGCCTCAACGCGCTTAGGACGTGGTCAGGTCAGCCACGACGCCATGAGCGGCTTCGTTGCGGACTTCCAGCGTCCACTCAGCGCGGAGGAAACGGCTCTCCGCGTCGCCGGTCTTGGCAAGCTCCTCGACCGCGAAAGGCCGCAGGTAAGCGACAGCCGCGTATTCCGGCGAGAGCACGAACGCATCGCGAGCCCGCTGGAAGCGGTTGGCGATCACCTTCAGATCACCAAAGTCGGACGCGTAAAGCGACGCCGCACCCTGGATGCGATCCTCAGCGATCATCTGACGCGCAGACGACCGACCCGTGAACCCCGAGACGGTCTGCTTGTTGAAGCTCCCGACCGTCAGCAGTTCCGGCTCGCCGCCGTTGTCGAAGACCTGCTGCATGACGGACTTGAGCATGGCCTCGGTAAAGGCCCGCTGCGTGCCGTCAGTCGCACCAGCGGTCGCGGAGGCGGCATCAGCGCCACCCGTGCCACGGCTGTCATTGCTGGTGATCCACGAGCCGAGGCCGCGGCTTTCGCGCGCGGTGGTCGCGTTACCGGCATTGTAGCCCTGGTTCGCGGTGATGATGGTCTCCATGTCGCGCTTGATCTCGCGCGAGCGCTTGGCAAGCTGATAGGCAAGCTCGGACGCCCGGCCCGCGTGGCTGACGGCGTCTTGAGTGCCGGTCACAGCCAGAGCCTTGTACGAGATCGTGCAATAGTTCTCGACCCGCGAAGTCGCCGTGGAAGCCTGCGCCGAAACAACGTCGCCTTCCAGCAGGACGTTAGCGGTGGTGTTAGCAGACAAGCTGTCCGTCTGCCACTCGTGCTTGACGGCGGTGGCCTTGGTCTGAGCGACCGATGAAAGGATCGGGGTGTCGACCGGCGAGATGTCGTAAATGCTGTCGACTAGGTCTTCCCGGTTGCCCACCGCCGAGTAGGTGGTGAAGGCGTTGGTGATGAGAGCCATGGTGGCCTCCTATTAGACAAAGTTTCGGAAAACGGCTGCTGCGTCACGCATGCTGCCGGTCTTTCGAAGTCTTGATCTGGCCTCCTTATAGGCTCGCTTCTGCGCCCCATCCGGCTCGGCGCGGCCAGCCTGCGAGATCACCGGCGGCTTGGTAGCCACCCGCTTCGCAACATCTGGCGCGGCGCTTTGAGCGCGCACGGTCCTCAACGCATCAGCCGCCATTCGGATCTGGCGGTGGTCCCACCAATTCAACATCTCCTGGTCCCTGAACCCGTAATGACGCGCTACCTCTTGGATGTCGGCGGTGAACGCCTTGTAACGGTCGGGGTCTTTAAGATCCGGGTGATGCTTGGTGAGCGCATCCCACTCGGTGTCCAGCAAACGCTGATGCAACTGTTGCGCCTCCGTTCGACGCTGGGTCACAACGCCATCGAGTTGCGCTTGTAGCTGCTGGCGATCCAGAAGCTCCTGGCTCCACGCGTCCTTCTGCGTCAGGTACTCGATCACATCAGTCTCGCGCAGAGCAGCATCTGGCTGCTCAGGCATAGGGCTCGACAGGTACGCTTGCACCTGCTGGACCCACTCATCCTGCGCTTGCCGCTCAGGGCTCTGCTGGCTTAGAGCCTGCATCTGTGCTTCGGTCAATGCCGGATCTACCGGCTGCTCGTCGCCGCCCGTATACGCTGCCTTCAACTGCGACAGCGGCACCTGCCGGGTCTCACCGTTGACCTCGACCTCAAAGGTCGGCTCAGCGGCGGCGGCTGGTTCGGGAGCTTCTTCAGCGTCTTCCAACGCTGCCTCGTCGCCGGCATCCGCCGGCTGTTCATCGCTTTCGAAGAAGCGGCGCATTTCCTGCGCGGCCTCGTCGATCGTATCGAAAGGGCGTCGCTCGACAGTCGCCTCGTCCTCGGTCGGGTCATCGACCAGATCGTTTTCGACCATCTCTGCGGTAGCGTCGCTCATCAGATAAACCTCTGTCTGCCTCGAATTTCCTTGGCCTCTCGGCCATGCAGCCGACCCGTCGCGACATGCGACTTCAGCTGCGCCTTGACCTGCTCGATCACCTTGAGACCATCACGCAGGCGCATCACGCCGCGCTCGTCCTCGGTCTTCAGAAGCATGTCCAGATACGCGGCTGTCAGATCCGCGAAAGCGTTGTGCAGCAACGGATGCTCCAGCAGCATGCGCGCATCGCCCGCGCGCAGATCAGCTTCCTCCGGCGTCAAAACCCGCCGCTCTCGTCAATGCCTCGGGCGCGCTCGAGCGCGATCGACATGCCACGCGACTTACCCAGTTGCTGGTCGATCGGCACGTCCTCCCCGTCGTCGTTGCGAACGGTGAACAACTGGCCCGAATAAGGCTGGCTGTAGTCCACGTCGTAAGTCCCGCCGCCGGCGTCCTTGAACAGCTCGAACACCGAGATCGGGGTTTGGTTGCCAAAATTCGCTTGGCCCAAAGCGCGCTCCAGGCGCATCAGATCGCGCATCGTATACGCGCCCTTGCCCTGCTCCTCGCCGGCATCGGTAGCGCCAGTGCCGTCATCGGGCACGAACGTCCCCTCTGGCTGGATCGGCGTGATCTGGGTGCCGCCAAGCACGCCAGCCGGAGCCACAAGGCTTGTCTGCATCGGCATGCCGGCCATCAGACCCATCGGGCCTTGATAGCGACCGCCTTGCACCGGGTCCGGTACAGTGCCACTCATCGCCGCCTGCGGGTTGACGCCAAACAGGTCAGGTCGCGCCAAGGGACGGTACTGATAGCCTTGCAGGACGCCGCCAGCGAATTGCTTTTGCTTCGCCAGCTGATCGTCCTCCGACAGCTTCGCGCCGGGCAGCGTCATCATCTGAGGCTTGTAGACCGGCAGGCGCGGATCGACCTGCGACGGCGCTGGCATGTAGTTGTAGCCGCCGAACATCACCATAGTTTCAGCCCTTCTTTTTCTTGCCGGACTTCATCGGCTTTCCGGCCTTCTTGGCGGCAGCCTTGGCCTTCGCCATCCCCTTCGCCGTGTAGGCGTAGTGCTTTTTTCCGACCATCGGCACGGCAGGTCTCCTCGTAGCAATGCAAGTGTAGGTTGGTTCCATCGCCCAGCACGATCAGGCCGGGCACGTTTAGGTCGATCAGCCGACCGCAGGCTTGACAGGGGACATCTCTCTGACGCGGCCTCGCGCCCGATGCCCGTCGCCTCAAACCTTCGCCGCCTGGATGCGCAGCTTTTCCTGCTCGATCTGGTATTTCATCTCGGCCTCGCGCTCCTTGAGCGATACCTCGCGCTCGCGCAGCGCAAGCTCAGCGGCCTTGCGATCGGCCTCGGCCTGCAACTCAGCGCCCATCTTGACGCTGTCCACCTCAGCCTCAAACGCCAGTTTTTCGCGCTCAAGCTCCAGCTTCTCGCGCTCGATCTGCACCTGCGCCTTGATCAGCTCAATATTCGGGTCAGGCTGCGGCGGGGGCGGCGGCGGCTGCGTTGCCGGGTCTTTGAAATACCGCGCCGGCGACGTGATGCCCGCGATCCGCAAAAGCTCGCCAAGCGTGTTGTAGTATTGATCGAACCCGACAAGCGGGTTGTTCGGACCAGCCGTCGTCAGGATCTTTTCCTGGATCGCCAGGATGCCCTGATAAAGCGCCGTTTGCTTGTCGCGATGGCCGGCAAGCCCAACCGACACCGTCACGTCCATGTCGGCGTTGAGCGCATTCGGGTCGACCCGCACGACTTTGTCGCGCAGGCGAAACACGAACTCGCCGTCGAAATACCGCAGGAAGGTCTGCAATAAGCCCTTGAACAGCGGCTTGATGCCGCATTCCGCCAAGTTCCGCGCCACCATCTCGGTGCGAGCCGTCGCCGCGTCAAAGCGCAACGCCGCAGCCGTGGCCGTCTCATTCTGCAAGCTCGTCGGGTCGAGGCCCATGCCGTCCAGCGTCACGCCCGTGCGCGCCGCTCGCAGGGTGTTCATATACTCAAGCACCGGCAGCACCTGCGTGCCGACCAGCGGCGTGCCGATCGGCGTGATGACGTTCTGGCCCTTGGTGCGGACAATGCCGCCCGGCTCCTGGGTCGAGAGGTCGTCCATGTTGACTTCGCTATCGACGACCGCCAGACGCGGCGAGACGCC